CCAGCTTCTTAGCACTTCAGCAGGAAGCATAATGCCTTGTGCATCTTTGCCATACTGTCTTGCAGCTTCAGCAGAACATTCAAATTCAAATGCTGCTTCTTCTTGTGCTCTTCTGTCTGAAGGGTTTGCCATTGCTCTTATAGCTTTTACCAAGCTAAAGTCTCTGACTTCTTCTTTACTCATGCCAATTTCTGAAGGAGTTTCTAAAGGAGTGTTGTTAGAAATATTTTCTAATAATACACCTCTGAATTCTTCTACAGATACGCCATCAGCAATTGCTTTGTCAGCTAAATCTCTTTTATTGTGTCTAGCTGCTAAATCTATAATCTCTTTTGAGTTTCTTTTAAATTCAGCTTTAGCTTCATCAATAGTCTGAGTTCTAACTTCATCAAGATTAATATCTTGTTTTTTATCGTTATCCATTATTCTCACCTTTGTGTTATTTATTTGTTTTTGTTTAGAACGACCAACACCAACAAGTCTTGACTGGTCAGCAGGGACTGATACAGAAGAAACTTCCATAGGAGTCCATTGAGCTTTGTAGTAAGTCTCATCATTGTCTTGGTATCGTTCCAGTTTATCAATTCTGTAGCCAACTGAAATGTTCATGCGTATACCATCAGCCACATCTTCAAATACTTCACGAGCTAAAGCAGATTTACCAAATCTAACTACAGCAGTTGTCCTTTTTGCTGTCTCATCTAATTTGAATTCTTCAATTACACCAATTTGCTTAGTCATATCATGGTCAAGCAATAATGGTGCTCTGCCTGAATTTATAAACTCCATGTTTATATCATCAGCAGAATGTCCTAGCACTTCCATGCCAAAACTACGTTCTACAGGTTCTTCACTAGAAACACCTACGCGAACTATTCTCTTTTCTTCATCAAAGTAAGAATGTTTAGATAAATCAATAGTTCTATATTTCATAGGCATATCAATTACTTTTCTTTCCTCATCTGATTCAGTCATAGATACTTCTTCAGTTGTTTCTAATTCTTCACCTTCATGTTCTACATCCTCATGCTTTGCGAACTCAACAATAACTTTATCATCAGTTTCACTCACATTAAGGATATGTCTATCTTCTTTATTCATAGATATCTCCTCTTCATTTGTTAATAAAGGATGTTTTTCCAATTCATTAGAATTGAAATCGTTAAAATCCCTAATGGGATTAATCTTTGTTAAAGTGCTGAACTTATGTCCTACTTCAATATCTGTAGGCTCACCACTTCTATAAACTTGTATTAATGCAGCAGGGTCATCTGCAGTTCCAGTAATAGTTAATTCACTATTAGGAATGTTAATTTTCCCATCTCTTGCTATCTTAATTATTTTACCTCTAGCTCTTCCACCAGCACTATTCCAACTAACAAAATCACCTAGTTTAAGTGCATCAGGTAAAGCTCTATCTTCTTCTTTTTTCATTTGTTCCACCAGTCTCCTTGACCAAGTATATCCTGCATCTCCACCCCATAGTGCCCATGCAATTCTTCCATTAGAAGGATAGCCATCTTCACCTGCACTAAAACCTTCTGCCTTTTTATCTACTTCATGTCTTGAGAAGAAGCTATACATTCTTTTTACAGTATCATCAGATAAGTTTTCACCAGCTACTATTTGTCTTGCTCTTACAGCTCCAACTCTAGTGCCACCTCTACCAAATTCTTCACGCCAATCTAAACCTTTTTGAGCTTCAGACTTCATTCCTGCATTTGGATTAGGCATCTTCTTCCTCTTCTCCACCTTGTATCTTAGCTTCTACAGGTAATTTCTGACCAAATGGTTGATAAGCTATTTCAATATCATATTGTTTAGCTAGTTCTATTTCTTTTTGGTGCTGTTCAAATAATTCTTCTACATCTCTTCCATAAGAAGCACTTATATCTGAATAACTTAAAGTACCATTTTGCAAACCAATTACATTAGCCTGCATTTCTTTTAATGGGTCAATCCAAGCAAAACTTCTAGGTATAAAATTAATTGACCTAGCAAACTTTTCATATTTACCCATAGGCAAGTTAATATAACCTGTTGATATAGACATTTCTAACCATGATTGAAACACTGGATTAATAAAATGTTCTACTACAAATTGCTGATATATCTGATACATACTTCTATCTTCTAAAGCACCTTGTCTTATTGAAGAATAATTAACTGAAGTTAAATCATTTGATAATGAATGATAAGAAATATTTAAACCTGATGCGATACTTCTTAATACGCTAGTTGTAAAAGATTCAAATGCTGAATTCGGATGATTAGGGTCAAATGCCTTAAAGTCCATTCCAGCAGGTAATTGTTCAAATACACCAGCTTGAGCGTTCATTGTTGGATTGAATGTATCTTCATATTCACCATCACCAACATATCCATCACCATCAGGTGAGGTAAAGAAACCCATTTTAGATGCACCAACTCTAGCACCAACAATTTCAGCTTCTAAATAACCATTAAGCATTTTCACATTAGCCATTGCTGTAGCAACCAAAGAAACACCTCTAGTTTGTTCTGCTCTAGAAGGTAGGTAAGCATGGATAATCTCATCAGCAGGCACTCTAATGTGTTGAGCTTGAGCTAAATAAACTCTATCGTAAGGATGGTCTTTGTATAAATGATAAGCAACTGGTTTGTCATACTTATCTACTTCAACACCCATTTTGATTCTATTACCAGTAGCTTTATAAACATCATTTTTATTTTCATCTAAATGGTCTGCTTCTAAAAACTGTAACTGGAAACCAAAAGGAGAATTGCTATCTTTTATTTTCCTGATTAATACTTCACCATCTCTACATAGAGATACAACAAATATTTTTTGGCAGTCTAAGAATGATAATCTTCCATTAGTTGTGCAGTTGCCAACTTGACCCCATTCTTTCCAAGCTCTTTCAATTAGCAGGTTAGCTCCAATGTCTAAAGAACCATTATCGTTCCTAGCTTTAGAGCTAACTCTTATGCCATGCTTACCGATAACATTAGATATCATCAGGTTTAGATATCTTGAAATATAGCTATCGTTTCTTGCTAATTCTCTCGCTCTATCGCGAAGTATTCTTATGTTATCTTTTATTTCAGCATCAGCACTTGTAGAGGTGGTAACAAAATCTGCAAACAGCCTGCCAGTATTAGCTCCTGTATAGCTTCTTCTATATGCTTGTCTTTTCTTTTTCTTAGGCTCATTAACGCCTAATATTCTGTTATACCATGCCATTATGTGTAGCTCTTAGGATTAGAGCCAGTGGTTCTACCAAAGTTTACTTTAATAGTATTTCCTGACCCACGTTTATTTTTAATTCTTTGTATTTTAACTTCTTTAAGATATTCAGCTTTGTATCTATCTCTAAAAGTTAATAGTTCGTCTATAGACATTCTTGATAATGACCTACCAGCTATAGACATAGATGATTGGTCAATATTTGCCCTGTTCTCAATAACTGCTTCTATGCTATCTAAAACAATCTTTGCATGACTTCTAACTGAAGCAGATGTAGTTGCATAATTATCTTGAACTTCTACAAAACCTTCTTCTAGTTTGACTCTTGCAGAATCAGAACTTCTAGTCATGTAAGAAACCCAGTTGTAATTACCTTTTGCGTAAGAAGATGTATTAGTAGCTTCAATAATATATGTATTACCTGACTCAGTTGCAGTTAATGTAAAATTAGAAGCTGTAGCACCATCAATTAAGTTAAATTCATAGGATAATGAATAAGATGCTACTGGATAATCATCTGATAAATCTTCTCTTTTCCATGCCCAAAAGTCTCCCAACTGAAGTTCAGTAGGAACTTGGGATGGATAATTTGTTGAATCAAATTTGTTGCTCAAGCAAAAACCTCATAAATGTTTTAGATATATCTACATCTAACACTAATGTGCAATAGGCTATTGTCAATATTAAAACTGAAGTTTATTTATTTCCAAGAAGTAGCAAAATTACCCCTATTTATGCCTTTTTGTGGTCTATTTTGTGTTTTTTCTCTTGGTTTTGACTCTTGGGTAAGTATTTTGTTCTCAATTGAATCATAGTTAGGATTCAGGATATAAATAGCAGCAAAGTTATACACCAATGTATCTAATGCTTCATTTCTTGGTCTTATCTGCTTCCAAGCAAGTGTTTTTCTTCCTCTAACAAACTTGGTGATTCTTTTCTCTGCTGTAAGCTGTTTAAAGTATTCTTCATCTAGGTCTGAGCAGAAATGCAAAGTAGTTGTGTCAGGTTCAGTAGATAATCTAGCAAAGATAGCTTCTTTTGCACTATCAGAACCAACACCATAAAGAACAGCTTTGTTTTTTCCTACAAATGTAGGTCTATTTGCTATTGGTTTTCCTGCTGTTGATAAACCCTTGATTGCAAATATCCTTCTTGATTGTCTTGGTTTAGTAAACTGATAAACCATATTGGTATGATGTCCACCTGAGT